AGATCCCTTTCTACAGGGCCAGCTAACGGAGACAATCATATTTGATTTTGTCATTAGATACCGAAGTGACAAGAGCGTAGACGCAACCAAGCGGATTCTTTATAACTCAAAGGTATATAATATTATTTCAAGCATAAATCTGGACGAGCGAAACCGATATACAGTGATTCGGGGTGAAAGAGGCGTGGCGGCGTAATGTTTAAAAATGGTAAATCTTTTTTGGTGAGGATGGAAAAAAGGTTAAAAAATAATGCCAAAAAGAACGTACAAAGGGCTTTGGTGCGATCTACTAATGAGGTAAGAAATCAAGCAGTAGAAAGCATCATGCGCGGATCAAAAAGCGGAGGGGCGGTTATCAGGTACAACCCAAGAAGAGAACATATAAGAAGTGCTGGTGGAGAAGCTCCGGCAAGTGATACAGGGTTCTTAGTCAGCCAGATATCTACAGAAGTAAAAATGTCAACAACTGGCGGTGTGGGTTCAGTTGTTTCAGCGGCTCCGTATTCTGCGCCTTTAGAGTTTGGAACTAGTGTGATGGAGGCTAGACCGTTTCTTCAGCCAGCGTTGAGGAAATCAAGAAGGAAAATAGAAAGCATATTTAGGCAACAAGGCATAGTATGAGTATAGGACAAACAGCACTTCAGACCGCTATATTCACGGCTTTAAGTACCGACAACAACTTGACTTCAACTCTAGGGGCCACAGTTCAAGATGAAGTTCCCAGCGGCACAAATTATCCAGTGGTTCAGATAGGCGATGATAATGTAGTGGACTACAGCACAAAAGATTTATCTGGTGGCGATACCACTCTTATGATCCACGTTTGGTCTAGGCAATTCGGTTCAGCACAAACTAAGAATATAATGGACAGGATACATACTTTATTGCATGATTCTTCACTATCAGTTACAGGTTTTAATCTGGTAAACTGTAGGTTTGAATTTTCAGATGTAATGCGAGATCCAGATGGGATCACCAGACACGGAGTCATGCGATTCCGCGCTATAATTTTAGGAACCTCTTAATTTAGGAGAAAATAGATGGCGGCACAAAAAGGTAGCGCGGTTCTGGTAAAGATAAACGTATCAGGTTCGCAAACAACCGTGGCGGGATTAAGGTCAAGCACTATAACGCTTAATGAAGAAACCGTTGATGTAACAAATAAAGATAGCTCAAACGCTAGGATATTGCTTCCGGCGGCTGGCGTTCAAAGCACAACGATAGCTGGATCAGGCGTTTTTACTGATGGGGCTTCAGAGGTTGCGCTAAGAACTGCTTTTGGGGGCGCGGCTCTGTTAGCGTGTTCTTTTGTTATCCCTGACCTTGGTACTTATTCAGGGAACTTTCAGATAACCACTCTTAGCTATGCTGGTGAATACAACGGCGAAGCTACTTATGATGTCACTTTTGAAAGTGGCGGGGCTGTTTCATTCGCGTCGGCTTAATAGGAGCTAATCATGGCTTGGATTGAAGTTGAAATTGATGGCATTGGTGGCATGGCTAGAGGAAACGAGGTCATGTGCGCCAACACCATAGGGGAAGACCCGAAAAGCGTTTCAATAAATGGCGCTGATTATGCCGTGGATGATTGGCGTGTAGATGAGCGAGATGATGTGATTTACCTTACGTTGGCAGATGCCGACTTCAAAAACGTGCAGATTGCACAGGAGGAAGACGATGAACCCATTGAAGGGGGAAACCCAGATAACTCTGGGGAGTGAAGATTACACTTGTAGGCTAACGATTGACTCTTTGATGAAAATTGAAGATGAAATCGGCATGGGAATTATCAAGCTGGTTAGTAAACTTAGCACTGAAATGGATATGCCTATCAAGCATCAACTATCTATTTTATACCACGCTCTTAGAGGCGGCGGTAATGATCTCACTCAAAAACAAGTCAAACAACTTGTCACAGAGAACGGATTAATTAAAACCACGCAGGTGATTTTAGTTATGCTGACCAGTACGTTAAACGATGAGGATGACGGAGAAAAAAAGGAGGAAGGGGCGGCATAACAGCGGATACACTTCCATGGTCACGGTATTTTGAAATAATTGTTGGAATGATTGGAATACCGCCAGAAAGTTACTGGAATATGTCCCCTAAAGAAGTTTACAGAACCCTTGCGGGATTCATTGAATACTCAGGCAATTCAAAAGAAGAGCCGATGGGCAGGGCAGAACTTGAGGAACTTATGGAGCTACACCCAGACTAATGGCGACTGTTGACGAACTAATTGTTCAAATAAAAGCTGATACCAGAGACCTAGATCGCAAGTTAAATCAACTTGAAAGGAACGTGGGAAAGGCTTCTAACTCTAAGGGTATGCGAGGCCTTGGCGCTTCTTTGACGGCTTTACGCGGCCCCGCGTTAGGAGCCGCCGCCGCTATCGCCGGAATCGGTGCTATCTCTATACCTATCGTGCGCACCGGCGCGGCGTTAGAGGACATGAAAACTTCTTTAAATACGGTTTTCGGTTCAGCTAAAGCCGGTCAAAAACAGTTTGATAATATACTTAAATTTGCTACTGAATCTCCGTTCCAAGTTACCGATTTAACGCAAGCGTTTATCCAGCTAGGCGCGGCAGGAATACAGCCAACAGAAAAGATGATGCGAACCTTTGCTGGCGCGGCTTCTGTCACTACAGATTCGCTGGGGGCTTTCCAAGCGTTAGTTCGTATCACGCAAAGATCGGCAAGCGGCGGTCTGGGGCTAGAAGAGTTAAATCAGTTATCTGATAGAGGCATACCCGTTTTTGAAATACTCGCGCAGAAATTAGGGGTCACGCGGGATCAAATAACCGAAATGGGAAAATCTGCCGAGGGCGCGGCCATCATCATGGAAAACTTGAATGAGGGCTTAGAAGAACGATTCGGTGACGCAGTAGCGGCCAAAATGGATACCCTTAATCAAAAATTTTCTAATCTTCAAACTTCGTTTCAGAATATATCGGCGGCTATGTTTAATGAGGGCGGGTTAGGAACCGCCATGAAAACTATCGTTGGCACGATCACGGACGCTATAAACAGATTGGCTACCTTAGTGAGAATGGCTGGATCTGGAATGTCTAGCGAGTTTCTAGCCGCTACTTCGGACGAGGAAAGAATAGAGGTATTAAAAAAAGAAATATCAGACCTAGAAGATAGGAAAGCGAAAGCGAAAAGAGCAGGGAATCTGCCGACTGAAATAAAAGAACGTCAACGGCTAATTGCTATTTTAGAGCAATCAATAATTACCACTGAAAAAGAAACACAAGCCACGATAGATAAAGCGAAAGCAGATGCGGAAGCTACCGCACAAAGAAAAGAGAAAAGGCTAGAGGATGAAGCCTTTCAAGATGAACTTAAATCCTTATCTAAGTTGATTCAGAGAAGCAAACCAGAAGCAGAAGTTTTAGCGGCTCAGATACAAAGGATTCAGGATATTTTGGCGACAGGCAAGGATGAAGATTTATTGACCTTGCTAGGCGGTGAGAACGCTGACGTTGCTTTGGCTAGATTACGAGAAAGATTGGAAGAGCTAAAAGATCCGATTGAAGAAACAGCAAAGCTGTTTGATGAAAACATGGTTCAGGCTATCGTAAACACTAGCAATGCTTTTACCAATGATTTTGTAAATGCGCTTTTATCTGGTAAGAGTGTTTTAGAAAGCTTCAAAAACTTTGCAAAAAATATAGTCTCTCAAATCATCGCCACTTTTTTGCAGTTAGCAGTCGTTAATAGAATCCTGAACGCGGTGTTTAGTGGATTTTCAGGATTCACTCCGCTCCCTACTATTGGCGGGACGGCTGGCCCCGAAACTCAAGCGGCTTTCGTTGCGAGACATGGGGGGAACGCGGCGGCAAGCGGAGGGAGAATAGGCGGCCCCACTCTGGTAGGAGAAAGAGGGCCGGAGATTTTCATACCAAATAGCGGCGGCAGGGTAATGAACAATCATTCAAGCCGGATGGCTATGGGCGGCGATGGAATAGTGATTAATCAAAACCTCAACTTCAGCACAGGCGTGGTTCCTACGGTCAGACAAGAGATTATGAAGATGTTGCCTACGATTTCAGATGTAACAAAGGCATCTGTATTAGAGGCCGCATCAAGGGGCGGCACTTATAGAAAAGGATTATTAGGGGGATAAATGCGAGAAATAGTCATGCCATCAAGCCCTAATTTTGTCAGGTCAGCTTTCCAGCTTGATAGGGCGGTTGGTGCTGTAGCGTCACCCTTCACAGGCCAGACAAGGACGCAAGAGTTTGATTATGCTGGTTGGGTGGCAGAGGTATCACTCCCACCTTTAAAACGCCCAGAGGCTACAGAATGGCTCTCATTTCTTACTAAAATGCAGGGGCCAACTAACTTTTTTAAATTCGTAGATCCAGACGGTAGAGATCCACAAAAGAACAGAGCCGCTACAGGTGAGGGCATCTATTCAGCAGATTATTTTATCGCTGATCCACGGATGAACGCGACAAGCCTTACGCTTAGTTTTTCAGGCAATACCATTACATCAAACAATAACGCTTTCTCAGCCGTTACAGGCGATTTCTTTTTTGTATCTGGGGCAATCAATGACGATAACAACGGCACGTTTAAAATCGTCCAGAACGCTTCTAACTCTCAAACTGTAGCAGTCACAGATAGAGATTTAGTTTCAGAAACAAGCACATCAGGGTGTTCGGTAAAGGTAAATGTCAAAGGGGCAACGGCCTTATCTCTTGAGTCATCTGATGGAACATCCGCTGGGCTATTGAAAAGAGGCGATTATTTAGCTTTATATGACGGAGCATCCCTCACAACGGCGACACCGAAGCAATTAGTTATGTGTACGGAAAACGCCACTGAAACAGTAGTTGGAGGGGGCAACAATCATTTTTCAGTTTCAATAGAACCGAAACTTAGATTTAACTTTGCTGATGGGTTTTACGCCGGATTCAAAAACGGAGCTAACGAAAGCAGATTTAGATTGGCTGGCAATTCAGTTGGATGGGACACAGACAGAAATTCCCTTTACACCTTGGCGTTTAGTTGTGCAGAGGTTATTTAATTGGCTACCCGATTTGATTCTGACAGCGACATAGTTAATAAGACAATCGCAGAGGCTAGATTAAACGCTGAAAAGCATTCTTTCATGTTTTTCGCGGTTCAAGCTGAATTTGATAATGACGTTTTAAGGGTAAATACGACCGCTGGGGACGTTGTTTTTGATGGCAATACCTACCAAGGTGTAGGAACTCTTTTAACTATGTCGGCCTTTGAAGATACCGCAGAAATGAAATCTAGCGGGTTGACTATAGGCTTGTCAGGTCTTGACCCAGCAATCCTTTCTCATTCCCTCACAAACGATTATCACAATCGCCCGATAACAGTATTTACTGGTTTTCTGGATGGCGGCGGCGAGAATGCTGGCGCGGTAATGACTTCTTTCAAAGGAAGGATGACCAGTATGCAGATCACCGAAGACCCAAATGGTGCGAACACCATCACAGTCAATTGTGAGAATCGGTTGGTGGATTTGAAACGCCCTTGCAATTTAAGGTATTTGAAAGAATCGCAGAAGTTGATTGATTCCACAGATACAGGGTTCAACCGCATGGAAGTAATCCAGACCGCAGAAATTCTTTGGGGTAAAGAACGATCAGGGTTGGGTTTAATGGAGGGGCAGACAATTCCCATGCCAAGCATTGAAGATATAACAAGGGATCTACGTTTCTAATGAAACGATTGCCTGATTGGGAAATAAAATTATCTGAGTTCTTAAAAGAGAATCGTGAGCGAGACTTTGAATGGGGAAAGTGGGATTGCTGTATATTTGCGAATGCTTGCCTCAAAGTGATAAGCGGCAAAAATGTAATCCCTAAAACACTTAAATGGAAAGACGAAAAAACCGCCTACAAAGCCATCAAAGATTATGGCGGCACTTTAGATCAAGCCTTAGAAAAAGCCGCGCTCGCCGCTGGGATGATTCCAGTTGAACCTCAATATGTTACCACAGGTGATCTTGTTGTTGTTATGAATGAAAACAAACCAGTAGCCGGAATATCTGATGGTTGCAGGGTAATGTCACCCACGGATGGCGGTTATGCCTTCAGTCTACCTAGCACCATTGAAGCGGCTTGGAGGATTCCTTAATGGGAAAAATAGTTAAGGCTGTTTTGATGGCCGTAGTTGTCACGGCTTTGGTTATAGTTACAGCAGGAGCAATTATGGCCGCAGTAGCTCCTAATGCTTTCGGCACTATGTTTATCGCAGGATTTACAGCGGGGGCGGCAGTTCCAGCTACATTAGGAGGGATTCTTTCAACGATTGTTGGGTCAGCCGCTTTTATAGGAGGGTTAGCAATAGCTGGCGCAGGGGCTTTGGTAAGCTCTTTATTGGCCCCGAAGATGAGCGGAGGGATGGACGGTGCGGCAGGGAACCTTGGTACTAAGATATCAGGCGCAGGAACCGCCGTAGCGAGGCAGATCATTTATGGGAAATGTAGAGTCGGAGGCACATTCGCTCACATTGAAACAACAGGAAATGATGGGGCTTTTTTAAATCTCATTATCGTTGTATCAGGTCATCCAGTAGAAGGTTTTGAAAAGGTATTTTACAACGATCTGGAATTGACCACCGCGACCCAAACGGAACAGGGTGAAACAGTTTACTACGCTACCCAGAATGATCTAAGAGATTTAACAGGAGAAAATAAAAGCACTTTCACTTACAGCGGATCATCAAGTTATCTAGTGAGATTTACATTTCACGATGGCACACAGACAGCTTGTGATGGCTTGGCGCAGAATCAGCTAGGAGCCGTTGCAATACCCAATACACATAAATATACAAATTGCGCTTATTTCTTTTTTCAGTGCGCGATAGATTCAGAAAAGAATTTTGCGATGCCTAAGATTTCTTTCTTAATGAAAGGCAAGAATATAATTGATCCCCGCACAAATGCGGCGGCAACCACGGATGCACAAAGAAGCAATCCGGCTTTAATTTTACATGATTATTTGACCGATACCACTTATGGCTTGAAAGCCAAGTCTGATGAAGTCAATACAACGACAAACGCAGGAGGCATATCAGCGGCGGCAAATATTTGCGATCAACAAGTAACATTAGGCGATGGCTCAACCCAACAAACCCGATACACCTGTAACGGTTTCACAAATATGCAAGCAACAGGCGAATCAGTTATACAAGGAATCTTAGGCGCGATGGCTGGCAAGATGACTTTTACAAACGGAAAATTCCAAACATTTGCTGGAGCCGCCCAGACCCCAGAGTTCACGATTACAGATGCAGACGCTTTGGGGCCGTTTGAGATCGTTACAAAGAAGCGCGGCGGCGATATGTACAACCAGATCAAGGCCGTATTTCCAGATAGCGGTCAAAAGTTTACATCCACGGAAACACCAGTGTTTAAATCAGCGAGTATGCTCTTGGAAGATACGCCAGTTGGTGACCGAGTGGGGGGCGCAGGAAGCCCAAACTTTGCGAAAGAAATGGAAATACAGCTAGGGTTCACAACGGACACTGACACCGCGCAACGCATTCAAAAGATCCAGCTTTTAGATCAGAGGCAAACTACGAGAGTGGCCGTCAGGGTTCCCATGAAATATATACAATGCCAGCCAAACGATTGGATTTACATCACTAACTCGCGCCTTGGGTTTAGCTCCAAATTATTTCAGATTGAAGATATGAGCATGGAGCTAGACACCGCTGACAACGGTTCAGGAGCATTAGCCACTGTTAGCCTTTCCATGAGAGAAACGGATGCGGCAGTCTTTAGTTTCGCTCAATCGGATTACACCACACCAGTAGCCGAAGGGAACGAAAGAACCACAGGGGTAATGACTATCACGGCTCCCACGATAGGAACGCCATCAGTTGCGAGCGTGGTAGACGGCCCAACCGTAAAAATAAACATTACGGTGAATTGGACTAACGCTAACAGTGATGACATAACAGGGACAGAGGTGCAGTATAAGCTATCTGGCGGGACTTATCTTTCCGCTGGCATCGCTGGCAAGGCGCAATCAAATCTAGTTGTAGCGGATTTAACGAACAATCAGGCTTATGTTTTCAGGGTACGCCATCAAGGGAAAGGCGGCATTGTTTCAGCTTTTAGCTCAGAGGCCACCATAACACCAAGCCACACCGACACATTTAACGCACCTTCCGGCTTGGCGGTGGTCAATAACAAGCCATTGGCACTCAGTATCTCATGGACTAACCCAACGAATACAAACTTGAGAAGCATCAAGGTGTATGAATCTTCAAGCTCTATTGGTTCAAGCCCAAGTGAATCTTTGGTGGTTGCCACGCTGACAGGTGAACCAAACAAAAAGATGGTTATCACGCGAGGAGACACCAACGGCCTCACGGCTGGCACTACCTATTATTATAAGGTGCGAGGGGTCACCCATACAGGTCAAGAGTCAGCCCTATCATCTCAGGTGTCAGGAGCTTTTACAGGCGTAAACAGTTCGGTAATAGATTTTCCAGTGGCGGGATTCTTCCATCTTGATGTTGCTGGGAATACCAACGCACCAACTGATTCAGCATTTAATACCGCTTTCGGCAGACTTCCGATGGATGAGGATTTTGTCATCGTGCAAAATACAAGCGCGAATCCGAAGGTGAGCAAATCATATAAATATGGATCGGCAAATTCTGGTGGTGGCGGCGGCTCATTCTCAGAGATTACCGAGGTCTTTACAGGCGATCAGCTTGTAGCCGGAACCTTGGGGGCTGATCGTATTGTTGCAAATTCATTAAGTTCGGCAAGCGGCGTTTTTGGTGTTATTTCGGCCAATGATATTTCCACAGGATCTTTAAAAGCCGATTACATATCTATTGATGGCGTGACCCTTGATACAACAGGATCAGCAGGAAGCAAAAGTTTAATCATCAAGCAAGCCGGAGTTGCGGCGACTCAGTTAGGAAATAATGCGGCAACGTGGGCGGTTGGATCATCAATCGCGGCAAGCTCTAGCGTCAACACAACACACAGAGCGGACACACAGCAATACATTGCCAGCCCAG